TGGCGGTTTGGGTGATTTTTTGTTGTAACCCCCCCCCGGTCTTGTCACCGTGGCCCCCTGGGGATCCGGGGTGGTCTTTTTCAACAAGCGGCCCAGCTGCGTCGAAACGATCAACGATTTGGACGGGGATGTCACCAACCTGTTCCGGGTGCTTCGGGAACGGCCGGAGGAGCTTGCCCTCGCTCTTCGGCTCACGCCGTACAGCAGGGAGGAATATAACACCGCCTTCGAGCCCTGCGGGGATCCCCTGGAAAAGGCGCGGAGATTCATTGTGAAAACCACCCAGGCAATAGGGGCCAGGATGGACGGGAAAAGCGGCTGGCGAAACCACAAGCAGCCTGAAATTGGAGGAAGCGCCGGGAAATGGCATCAGACATCCAATGGCGTCCTGGAAGCAGCCAAGCGGCTTCTGGGAGATTTCACCCATTTGGTACTTCTGGGAGATTCCACCCATTTGGTACAGATCGAGCAGATGGACGCCCTGCGCCTTGTGGAGCGGTACGACAATCCCCAGTGCTTGATTTACCTGGATCCGCCCTACCTGCGGAGCACCCGCCGGAGCGGGGCTCTCTACCACTGCGAGCTGGATGAGGAATACCACAAACGGCTCCTGGAAGCCATCCGCAAAAGCCGTGCGCATATCCTGATATCCGGATACGACAGCCATCTCTACCGGGAAGCGCTGGCCGGATGGGGATGGGACTGTGCTGTTTCCCGGCTGACTTCCACGGGACAGGCGACGGAAATGCTGTGGTACAATTTCCAGCCGCCCTGCGAACAGATGACAATTTGGCAAGAGTATCAGCGAATTGTATAAGTTGAACAAAGATACTTGTAATATCGATGTAATCATCAGTAAGAACGACTGTTTACATATGACAAGAAGTGTGTTATTATATGGACAAGACAAAAAGATTCAAGACGCGACCGGGGGTGATTATCAAGCCGAGGCAGGTTCATCCGCATTCAGAAACAGATTGTACACAATTAGGAAACAGGATTGGATTGAACGAAAATTTGATAGATAGTATAATATAATCAATATTATTTATTCAATGAAAATCTGCTGATTTCAGGAGGTAAAGAAATGCGTACTTACACTTATGCAATCGAATCCATTCGTACCGGCACTGTCACCGTTACCGTTCCTGACGATAAAACGCTGGAAGAGGTCTGGCTCGAGGCCATGAATTTCCTGGCCGAACACATCCTGGGATTGAAATGGACAGCGAGGTAAGCGTCACTGTCTGCGAGATTCCCGATGGGCCTTCCGTGCCAAGAACCCAGGACTTTTTGATCGTGTGACCCCATTGCTATAAGGCGATTTTTGCGCTATAATATCTATATCAGGAGGGGATCCAATGGCGGAAGAAACCACAATCGCCCAGGGACTGCACATTACGGATGAAAGCGCGGCCTACGACGCCGCCTGTAAGCGCGTCCTGTCGGAAAAGGCAATCCTTGCGCGGATCATGCAGGCCTGTCTGGAGGAGTAAAAGGACTGCGATGCGGATGACATCGCGGAAAAGTACATCGAAGGCCAGCCGCAGATATCCACGGTTCCGGTGCTGCCGGATGAAGGGGACGAAGGCGGCGCAATCATCAGCGGCATGGACACCGAGGATAAATCTCTGCGCGAGGGCTCCATTGCCTATGACATCCGCTTTCGGGCCATCGTCCCCGGCTCTGCGAAGGAGCTCGGACTGATCGTCAATGTGGAGGCCCAGAACAACTTCCATCCGGGATATCCCCTGCTGAAGCGGGGCATATACTATTGCAGCCGGATGATTTCCTCGCAGTACGGACGGGAGTTCACGAGCCCTCATTATGAGAAAATTTGCAAGGTCTACTCTATCTGGATCTGCATGAACCCGCCAGAGGGCAAAACGAATACCATCAATCGGTATCGGCTGGTGGAGGATCATCTTGTGGGAGAAGCAACAGAGCCGATCGGGGACTACGATCTGCTGTCCATCATTATGTTGTGCCTTGGAGGGCCGGATGGGGAAAACTATGGCGGTATTCTGCGGATGCTGGATGTGCTTTTTGGAAGCGAAACCAGTGAATTGGAGAAACGGAAAATCTTGCAGGATGAATACGATATTCAGATGACCCGGACAATGGAACAGGAGGTATCGGTCATGTGCAATTTGAGTAAAGGCGTTATGGAGAAGGGCATGGAGAAAGGCCGGGCCGAGGGCATCGTGAGTGGCATCCTGTCCTCCATCAAGAGCCTTATGGAGACAATGGGACTGTCGATCGAACAGGCCATGGCGGCGTTAAAGGTCCCGGAGGGCGATCGGCAGAAATATCTGGATTTGCTGGAGCAGCAGTGATCAACTACCCCCGCCTAAAAAGGCGGGGGATCCCCTCTTTGTTTTGACGAAAGTGTGATTACAATGGAGCATATTTCCAATAAGAAAAATATACGAACTGTGTTCAACCAATCTTTAGGGGCCTCTACCAGTCGGACAGGCAAGTTCTGCCATTCTGACGGGTATGCAATATTGCTGAAGGAGACTCACATAGCTCAACAACAACGGCTCGCTCGAAAAAATGAAAAGCGATAGGACAGGGACGGCATGACCTGTCCTATCTTTTTGGCGTGAAAAACGGATCCGCAAGGATGACCGCAGCTTTCCTCACAGAAGGAACAGCGTCTACGATAGCATCTGCACATCAACTCTCCTTACAGGAGGTAGCGGTCAACGGACCGAGACCCCCCGGCTTTAGCCGTGGAGAGTGTCAAAGCGCACTTGGTAAAATACGAGGGAGTTAATTTTCGCACAGTCAGCATTAGAATTTTCATATTTCATGATACAGACTTAGGAATATTAAGCAAAACTATTGATTTTTTGGAGGTGGCGTGGTATACTATTTAGACTACCAATGGCGTATAATGTGCTATAGGTATATTTTCAGCCCATTATGTTTAATTCGAAATGAGGGCTTGTTTTATGAATGATTCATTAAAAGCAATCTATGAGAAGGTCTATCGTGATTCTTTTTCCTATAGCGATTTTGAAAGTCGCAAAAAACTGCAAAAGGCTGTTTACTTGCTTGAAAACATGGGGGTAACTGTTGGGGACTATAGCTTTTCGTGGGATTCTTATGGACCGTATTCGCTTAGTTTGGATTGCGAAGCCAGTCAATTGAATGATGAAAAACCTCAAGAGTTTTCTTTTAGTGAATTTGCAGAGAATTCTTTTGCACATTTGAGGAAAATCGTTGAAAAGAGCGTAAAATATAGTGTGGCTTCTTGGATGGAATGCATTGCTTCTATGCACTATTTGATGAATGTTTTCCGCGTTCAGGAAGACGATGTTATTGATGAATTGAAACGGCGGAAACCAAATTTTTCGGATGACGAGGCCAATAGAAATGCTCTATCAATCGTAAATACAATTAAGGTAGGCGCTTAAGGTCATGGAATCGACAACGGAAGAGAGAAACCAGCGGCAAAATGGATATAAAATTGAATTTGTGGACAGGATCCTTGATCCTGTCCACGGCTTTATTGACCTAACTCAAGTGGAGAAGGAGTTAATTGAGCTACCTATATTCAAGCGGATGCAGAGTTTGAAGCAACTCAGCCTAACGAATTGGGTGTTCCCTGGTGCGGAACATACTCGCTATATGCATTCTCTTGGAGTAATGTATATTGCAGATTTGATGGCCTCTAATTTGAAGGACGAAAATTATCAGCCTGTGTTCACAGATGGTCAGCGCCAAATTTTAAGGCTTGCTGGACTACTCCATGACATCGGACATTATCCGCTGTCTCATGTTACAGAATATGTTTACTTACACAATCTATTTAGAAGCGATGATAAACTAAGCGATCATAACAGCAGAATCAAAAAAGAAATCGATGCATTGAATGAAGAAATTAGTGGCTCTGTCGACTATATGAAGAGTAGATATTCCAAGCCAATGCATCACGAGACTATTGGCACAAAAGTAATTGATAGTGACCCAGATATCAAGGCAATTATTGAGAAATATTGTCCTTTCATCGACTTGCATGATATTGAGGACATTATTGTTGGATGTGTTGATAGAAATCCTTCAATTTCCGCAATGGTTCAACTTATTCATTCTGAGTTAGATGCGGATGGAATTGATTATGTCATGCGTGATGCAACATTTTCAGGAACAAGTTATGGTGGGTTCGAACTTGGCTTGTTGCTGCGGAATCTTGCGGTAAAAAAATACAGCGATGTTGACATTGTTGGTATTAGGCCTAAAGGCATATCTGTTGTAGACCAGTATCTGATTAGCAAATACTTTTCTTATACCCAGGTGATTTTCAATCGTCATGTAGCCATTTTAGATAAAATGGCGGAACTGCTGTCAGCTGAGTTGATTAAACTGGACAAGTCCCCATATCCTACATCCGACACACTAATCCGTCACATTGAGCGGCATACTCAAAATGATGAATATTTGAGATTTACTGACAGAGCATTTTGGACACAGATAGATTCTCTGTCAGAAAGAGATTTAGCAGGGTATGTCACTGAATATGCTGTTGCTGCTCATAAGCGTTTATCACATTATCAGGAATTTGCGACAGCCTCCAATGGAGAAGTAATCTATACATCCAGTGAGAAGAAAAAAGCATATGAAAAGTTATTGGCATCAGATATTTATGCACACTTGGATGCGCAGAATGAAAATCGTCTAATGCTTTTCCATCGTAGAGGCTTTACCACTGAAATTCCGGAAGAAGAGTACAAAAAATTGCTTGCTTTGGCATCAAAGAAAAAGGGTGCTGCCGTATCGGAAGATCGATTTACAATCAAAAATATCGCAAGACTGCAAGAGGGGATTCCTGTGATTGATGCGGACAAGCCACTGAAATTGTTGGTTGATGATCCAAGATCTATTATGAATCACTTGTACGGGACTTGCACCTACATATTGCGCGAATATGAAATTTCATGATGTTTCTTCGGAGCTGACGATCTCGCTGGAAGTTCCCTCGGGATCGATCGTGGCGGCGGTGTTTGCGCTGTTGCACCCGCCAAAGGAAACGGCGATGATGAGCAGGGCCATCACGGCGATGTGTTTCTTCTTTTTCATGTATTTCATGGAAAACCCTCCTGATGATAGGCCGTGGCGGAACTACCGCCACGGCCGTTTTGCGACTATGGAAAGGTGCAGGAAGTACATCAATTAGCGCCGAGCATTGCCCACTATTGGCTTATTCGCCTTCGATTAGTCCCAGAATCCACTCAACCCAACTTCTAATCGTTGAGGCCCGGCGATTGAAAGTTTCGGGAGAACCAACATTGTAAACGCCACAATTTTGCATAATTTGCACAATCATACTTCTATTTGGCATTTCACCACATTGAAGATGAATTTTCAATGTTTCATTAAAAGCTCTATGGCGAAGAATAGCTGTGGCAATTGCAATCTGCCGTTCCCGGTAAGGCATTTTCATAACACGGCGACCGGTATCAGACAGAGAAAAGTAAACAAGACCATCCGAACGTCTTTCGCCTTTCTCAATAAATCCGAGATAATGGCCAGCAGTAGCATAGTAGTTTGTCTGTCTCTCTCTGAAGATGTACCTGTTAGTTATATCTTGCTTCGTCATGTCTCTTTCTGACAACATTTCCATAAGATTTACAATTCTTTTCATGCTGTCAGCTTGAGGAAAAGCCACTTCCGCCTCTGAACAGATCAGAGTATTTTTGACAATAGTTTGTATGTCGGCAAGTGTAATCTCTGGAGAAAGGATGTAATTCTTTTGCTTTACAAGCGACAAGGAATTGTAATTTTGCGGGTCGGTAAATTCATATTGGTACAAATAGAACACACCATTTGAAAAAACAAGGAAAACAGATTTTATCTTTTTAGTAACACGATCATACCATGCTCGGAAGGGATAGTAAAGCTGTCTCACCAAGAAATCCTTTGATATATCATACTTGCAAGGTTATCACAAAGAAAAGCCGCCCAAAAGGAATTGGACGGCTTTTTTCATTCCCCGATAGCGCGGGGGAGCTTGGGGAACACCACCAGCTCGAAATTGTCAAACGGGCCATTCTTCCCGGAGCGGGAGAGTTTGACATACTCGGCCCGTTCGATAACCTCCTTGAGCATTTCGTTCTTGGCCTGCGCGGAGGGCAGGGCGGCGTAGACCTCAAGCAGCTTTTCGACCTTTGGGACGATGTTTTTCCGGCTGGCGGCGCGGGCCTCGTCCTCCACCAGTTCGGCAGCCAGAGCCTCCGCGCTCTCTTGGGCGGCGCTGATACGCTCTGAGATAGACCGGGAGCGGGCGAGAAACGTGTCGGTATCGTAGACACCCTGCTCCAATAGGTCGTGGGTGCGGGAAAGCTGCTTGCGCAGCGTCTCCACCTCGGACTGAGCTTTTCGGATTGACTTCTCCTTGAGGTCGATAAGGGCCTGCTCCTCCGTAGGGAGGCGTTCAGACCATTCGAGGCGGTAGTCGTCGAGCCACCGGGAGAGGGCTTGCAGCAGGCGCTCCTCCACGATCTCGTACTTGGAGCCGATGTTGTCGCAGACGCGGCTCGGACACAGGAGCATACCGCCGTAGGCATTGGGCCGGAGCGTCATGTTGCGGCCACACTTCCCGCAGACCAGCAGCCCGGCCAGAGGATTTTTCACGATGTTCTCGGACTGGACGGGTGGCGGCCCCTTTTGGGCTATGAGGTCTTGGGCGGCGAGGAACACAGCCTCGTCTACGATGGCGGGGTGCAGGCCGTCCACCAGAATTTGCTCCTCCGGCGGAGCGGTGTACCGCTCCACTCGGACGGCGCTGTTGATGATACGCTTTTTGGACTTGTGGACATTCCAGCGGATTTTGCCGATGTAGACAGGGTTTTGGAGAATGGACTGTACCGTGGTGCTGCTCCAATAGAGCGCAGACCCCGGAGGGGTAACGCCCATCTGGTCGAGGCGCAGCGCCAGCGAGTAGGTGCCAGCCCTTTTGACAGAGCCGTCGTCCCCCTCCTCGCCGGAGGTGTAGAGCCGGAAGATAAAGCGGACAATATCGGCCTCGGCCTCCACAGGGCGCAACGTCCAGCCCTTGTCGTTCGGCACCCGGACGCGCTCGTAGCCATAGGGGGCCACGCCAGACACCCATTTCCCCTCTTTGGCGGAGGCAAGGCGGCCGCGCTGCAAGCGGCGGTTGATGGTTTTATACTCCCGGCGGGACATGAAAAGGCCAAACTCGAAATACTCCTCGTCGTACTCGTTGTTTGGGTCGTAGACCTTGAGGGGGGTTACGATTTTGGTGCCGGAATACTTGAACGTCTGCGCCATGATGCCCTGGTCGATGGTATCTCCACGGGCCAGACGCTCCACCTCGACGACGAGAACACCCTCCCACAGCCCTTGCTCGACCTCTTGGAGGAGCTGCTGCATGACGGGGCGGGCGGCGATAGTCTCGCCGGAGACGACTTCCCGGTAAATCTGGGTGACGTTGTAGGGGCCGCGCCGGGCAACTTCCAGCAGGAGCTTTTCGTGGCGGGCCAGCGTTTCGCCCTCTCCATGGGCCTCGGCCTCCATGTCGGCGCGGGACTTGCGCAGGTAGATACAGTACGGTTGCATGGGTATCACCTCCACGGAAAACGCCCCTCACGGGGAGGGGCGGAAATCCACATAGATCACATTGCCGACTTTTCGGACGACCCGGCCCCCACGCCTTTCTTGAGCTGAAACGCGATCTCCATATCCGCCTGCATGAGCTTGTCCAGCAGGGCGCAGACCTCATTCTTGAGCTGGCTCTGCATAGCCATTAGCTCGGAGAGGGCCAGCGGGTCGGTGATGGCCCCGCCAGAGGCCTCCACAGCCTTGCGGATACCAGCCCGGAGGGATTGCAGGGTTTGGAACAGCTCTTGGTAGACTTGCAGGCGCTCGGGACGGGAAAGCTGCATATCCCGGCCCAGCAGCAGGTAAAAGCTGTCAAAGCACTTGGCGACGACGGGGCGCAGCTCCGCAGACATAGCCTTGTAGTGGCGCTCGAAATTGCCCCGGTCGTTATAGAAAACCTGCTCGACGTGGTTTTTCTCGTCAGAGAGGCCCAGCAGGTAGTCAGTGGACACGCCGAAATACTCCGCAAAGAGGCAGAGTACGTCAAAGGGCGGCTCCTTGTCCTCGATTTCATAGCCGGAGACGGCGGAGCGGGTCTTGTTCACGATTTGGGCCAGCTCCTCTTGGGAGAGGCCGCGCTCTTTACGCAGGGAGATCAGGCGGGTGGAAAACTTTTGCATGGATAAGCACCTCCAAAAAATTATTATAGCAGATTTGCCCCGGTTTGAGTAGAGTTTGCCCCTAAAAGCGTCATTAGAAAAATAAATTTCTGTAAAAGTGTTGACTTTGCCCCAAATAGGAACTATAATAGGGGATAGATGACGCTGATAGAGACAAACAGAAAGGAGACATTAGCATGAGAGCCAAGTTACAGCGATTACGCGAGGCCAACGGTTACACCCAGCAGGCGTTCAGCAGCGCGGTCGGGACGAGCCGCAGCCACTATTCGCAGATCGAGACAGGAGAGAAACAGCCGTCCTTGCGTCTGGCCCTGCGTATCAAGCGGGCGCTGAACTACTACGGGGACGACATCTTCGACAACAGCTTTCCCGTGCGTCGCTAAATTTTTTTACCAGCGAATGACGCTGATGGAGACGTAAAAGGCACAGGAACCGCAAAGCGTCGTCGCTGTAAGCGTCAAACTCTTTTCTCGACCTGTAATAATTTTACCGCAGAGGGAGGTGAAAATAAATGGCGAGGCAAGCCACAAAAGCCTGCGGTAATAGGTATTTCGAGGCACGAATGAGGGCGGCAAAGTGGAACGAAAAGCTCTCTACGAGGGCGGGAGCCATCGACTACCTCCCCGGCGTGACGGAGGACAGCCTCAAGAAATACGAGCTGGACATCACAAGGCCGCCAAACATCGTCGTGGCGCTCATGGCGGACGCATACAACGAGCCGGAGCTGCGAGCGTGGTATTGCGTCAACGAGTGTCCGCTGGGCCGCGATTGCCGGGAGATACCCCAAATGCCAGCGGAGCGGGCGCTCATACGGCTACAAAACTCGGTCTACGAGATGGAGCAGCTTACACGGCAGCTATCGCTCCTGATGGAGGACGGGGAGGTGGGAGCAAGCGAGCAGCCGCTCATACCCCAGCTCCGGGACAAGCTCTTGGAGTTCCGCCGGAGGGCAGACGAAAACCTCGCCGTCCTTGAGAGGGCAGCGAGGCTCGGAAAATTCGACTAACGAGGAGGTGCGAGATGGTTGTGGCGAATGTTGTCAGCGAGTTCCAGATTGGGAACGCCCAGATAAAAATTGCTGACAACTACTGCCGAAAGACGGCTTGCGAGGTAGATCGGATACTCAAACGCATAGCAACGCAGGCACAGCGTCAATTCAACGCAGCAGCCGCAGCCGGAAAGTATGAACAGGAACAAGATGCGGAGATACCCTCCGATTGCTGTAACCCTTGTGGTGATGGCAGCCCTCGCGTTGGGGGCGGTCACGGCGATAGCACGGGAGGCAGCGGCCACGCCGAAAGAGGCCGCAGAGACAGAGCGCCGGAGCGTCATATTCACGGTGCCGACGGAGGAGCCACAGCCCACGGCCCCGGAGATCACCGCAGACGCGGCCCTCCATACGGACACGACCGCGCCGGAGCCGGAGGAGACGGCACAGCCCTACCAGAGCATGATACATAGCCGCGATTGGGACGGCGAGGACAGCGAAATGCTGATGAAGATTGCTATGGCGGAGGCGGAGGGCGAAAGCGTCGAGGGAAAGGCCCTCGTCATGCTGGTAGTCCTCAACCGGGTTTGGAGCGACGCATTCCCCGACACGATTGAGGAGGTCATATTCCAGCCCCGGCAGTTTACCCCGGCGGTGCCGGGCGGCAGGTACTACACCACGGAGCCGGACGACGGGTGCCGGGAGGCGCTGGCCCTCGTACTGGACGGCTGGGACAAAAGCGGCGGGGCCTTGTACTTCGAGAGCGGAGGAAAGGACGGCTGGCACAGCCAGAACCTCGAATTTCTCTTTGAGTGCGGCGGCCACAAATTCTACCGATAGGAGGCGGAAACGGTGACAAGAGTGGAGATACAGCGCAGGAAACGGCAGGCGCGGCGCAACCTGATTATTGCTTGGACGGTGCTGCTGGCGGCAGAGCTGGCAATATCGGCAATCCCGGCGGCGCTGGCGGCGGCAATTCTTCTCCCGATGGCGCTCGCCCGGCGAGGCGGCTGGGCTTTTGGGGCTGAATGGCTGATTATTGCGGCGGCATTTTGCCTCACGTTCTACGCAGTCCACAACACGGTCTGCGACAAACTGATGGAGGAGGGGAAAGCCCGGTGAAATTCAATATTTGCCCTCGGTGTGGGGCGCACCTCGATTTTGGGGAACCGTGCGACTGCAAAGAGGAGCAGGAGCAGACGACCCAGAGAGCGGCGGAGAAAGGCGGTGGTGGAGACGACAACCGCGTTACGCCAGCAGGCAGAGCAATACCTCGGAACGGCCATAGACCCGTTCGAGTGGGATAGCGCAAGGGCCAGCGCAGAGCAAAAGCTCGACCGCATTATTGAGCGGTACGGCGACGAGGACGGCACACGGCGGGAGCCGTGGTATCTGGCCCAGCTTATCGCAGAGGCCGTCAGGGGGAACCGCTTCGCACGGTACACCCGCGATCTGACAGAGGTATACCGCCTGATAGAACAGGAGGAAACAGGGGTAAAAAAAGTACGGCCCACGTCCGAAAACGTGAACCGCACCTCAACCGACCCCTATTGTACCACACTCGCACAGCAAATGCAATAGGAGGATTTGACAATGAGCAACAGTTTAGCGACCACAGGGGGGAACACCCTGCAAATCACGCAGCAATATCCGGCGGAGCGGTTTAACCTCCTCGTCCCCATGCAGACCGTCGCGGAGATCGCGGACATTCACAAGCCTGTGATGAACGCGGTACAGATTTCCACCAACCTCGACGACGGGGAAATCTATGTACAGGAAAAGGCAAAGAGCGCATGGACGGACAGGAACGGCAATCCGCACCCGGCGACCCCGGCCAAATACGCGCTCACCAAAAAGGGCCTCAACAAGCTCATGCGGGCAGCGGGCATTAAGATTTTGGGGACGCGCCCCATTATCCCGTCCACCTGCCAGAAGTGTGCGGAGGTCAACAGGAGCATTGGCCGCCCGGTCAACTGCGGAGCCTGCGGCAACAAAGACGTGAAATTCGAGGCCCGCATTTCCGTCCCCCAGCTTACCGGGGAGAGCATTGAAATCGTGGCCCACAAGGAGATCATCGTGCAGGACGTTACCGATGGCATGAGCGAGGCGCAGCGCAAGGAATTTCTCAAGTTCCGTTCGGAGATGTGCGAGACAAAGGCCATCAACCGGGCGCTCCGGGCGGCCATGCACATCAAGGGTACATACACATTGCAGGAGCTGCAAAAGCCGTTCGTGGTGGCCTACCTCGTCCCGAACCTCGACAACGAAACCGTAAAGGCAGAGGCCGTCAGGCATATGTTCACCACGTCGCAGGAGCTTTACGGCGGCCACACCCCGGACGCTCGACGGGCCATCTTCGTCGAGGACGACGTGGAGGAGGGCATGGAGTACGAGACACCCGGCCAGCCGATCACACAGCCGGGCAACCGGGCCTACCAGCAGGCCCCGCAGGAGCCGCCCCGCGAGACACAGCAGCGCCAGCAGAGAGCGGCGGAGGCCGCGCCGGACTTCGACCCGACCGTGTGTAGTGAGTGCGGCGCAAAGTGCAGCAACGGCGTGGTGAAGTACAGCCAAGAGCAGTACGGGCGGACGCTGTGCATGAACTGCCAGAGAAAACAGGGAGGTAATCAGTAATGGGTATCAGAGTATTGCACACGGGCGACCTGCACATCGGCTCATTCCCCGGCCCGGAGCGGGGCGGAGAGAACGCCCGGTATCTGGACATCTGCAAGTGCCTCGACGCACTGGTGGCCGGGGCCAAAGAGCAGCAGCCGGACATTGCCGTTATCGCCGGAGACATCTTCCATCAGGCCCGCGTTTGGAGCGACCGGGGCCTCAAGGAGCAGCAGACGGCGGTGAAATTCCTGCGGGAGCTTTCGGACGTTTGCCCCGTGGTGGTTATGCGCGGCACCCCCAATCACGACAGCGCGGAGCAGTTTGCCACGCTGGAAAGTACATTCGCCGGAGACGACAGCGTACATATCGTGGCAGAGCCGGGGGTATCGACCTACTACGGCTATAGGCACGGAAAGAAAATCCAAATCGCCTGCGTCCCCGGATTTGACCGGGGCTACTACCGGGCAAAGCACCCCGGCCTCTCCAAGGAGGAGGAAAACGAGGTGTTCACCAAAGCCGTCGAGGACATGATTATGGGCCTCAAGGCGCAGTGCGACGCAGGCAGTCCGACGGTGCTGGTATCTCACTTCACCATCACGGGCTGCAACATGGAGAGCGGCCAGACGGCATTTTTCAGCCAGTTCGAGCCTGTGGTCTACCCCTCCACCCTTGCGGCGGCAGACTTCGACCTCGTTTGTTTCGGCCATATCCACCGCCCGCAGCAGCTCGACGGCTGCAAGAACACGTTCTACTGCGGCGCGATCTCGGCGCTCAACTTCAACGACGAGGGCCAGCAGCGCGGCTACTACATACACGACATCGACAGCAGCGGCGCTGTCACTTCCACATTCCAGCAGCTCCCGACGAGGCAGTACCAGACCATTCGCCTCAAGGACAGCGACGTAGAGGCGCTGATACTGAACGCCCCGCAGGACGACGACGGCTGGCTCCTTACGCATGAGCAGGCGGAGGAGGTAAAGGGGAAAATCGTGCGCGTCCTATACGACTGCACGGACGAGCATAACAAGGCATTCAATCACGCGGCCTACGAGAACGCGCTCTACCGGGCCGGGGCCTTTTGGGTACAGGAGATCACCCCGCAGAAAATCGCCATCACGGTAGACCGCCGGAGCATGGACGCAGACAGCACCCCGGAGGGGAACCTCACCGACTACCTCGTGGAAAAGGGCATGGAGCCGGAGCGCGTCGGGCAACTGGTGGAGCTGGCCCGGCCCATCATTGCGGAGGCCACGGAAAAGGCTGCGCAGGAGCGGCACACGGGAGTATTCGTCCCGGTGGAAATCGAGGTCAAGAACTACCGCAACTACCGGGAGGAGCGTTTTACCTTTGACGGTATTCGGTTTTGCACCATCAACGGCAGCAACGGCGTGGGCAAGAGCAGCCTATTCATGGACGCTATGCTGGACGCGCTCTACGAGGAGCCGCGAGAGGGCGAGCTGACGGGCTGGATTTGCAACGCCCCGGACGCTCGGAGCGGGGCTATCAAATTCACGTTCAAGCTGGGAGACCGCCTCTACCGCGTGACGCGCACCCGGCAGAAAAGCGGAAAGGCCACGCTGAATATCGCGGAGCAGGTCGAGGGCGAGTGGGTAGACCGCAGCAAAGAGAAGTTCAAGGACACACAGCAGGAGATCATCAACATCATCGGCATGGACAGCCTGACACTCAAAGCCTGCGCCCTTATCATGCAAGACCAGTACGGCCTATTCCTCCAAGCGGACAAAGAGGCCCGCATGAATATCCTCGGCAGCATTTTGGGGCTGGGGATTTACGGGGGCATGGAGGAGCTGGCGGCGGACAAGGTCACAGAGACAAACCGCACAATCCGCGCCCTGATGGACAAGGTGGACACCATCACCGCAGGATTGCCGGACAGCGCGGAGCTGGACGCACAGCTCAAGCACCAAGAGGAGTGCCGGAAAAACTACGAGGCGGCGGCGCGGGAAAAGGCGGCAGCCGTGGACAGCCTCAAGGTCAAGCTCAACACGCAGCTTGAGGCGGCGGGCCGGGTTATGCGGCTCAACAGCAAGCTCACCTCGCTCACGGGCCAGAAAGCCGCTAAAGAGGCCGCAAAGACCGCGCAGGTAGGGCTTATCACAGCCGCAGACACCATGCTTGCGGCAGAGCCGGAGATCACCGCAGGCGTGGCAGAGCTGGGCCGTCTGTTGGAACGGGAGAAAGAGCTGATAAAGGGCAAGGCCGCCTACGACAACCTTGCCGCCCGGCGACAGCAGATTGCCGACGCAATCACGCTGGCAGAGAGCGCGGCGCAGGAAATGCGGCAGAAAAAAGCGGCCATTACGCTGATGAAGATAGGCCCCTTGCAGCAGGCCGTCGCACGGGCGGAGGAGCTGGCCGGGAAACACGCAGAGTACGAGGCGGCGGCCAGCAGGCTCGCGGAGCTGGAAAAGCTCATGCCGGAGTACACGGCGGCAAAGGACGGCCTCACGGCGGCGCAGGTGGAGGTGGAGCGCCTTGAGCGCGACTACGCAGCCGCCCGGACGAGGATTGAGCAGAATATCGCCACCCTCAAGAAAAAGGTTGAGCTGCTGAACAATAGCGGTTGCCCCGACATTGAGAAAGCGACCTGCAAATTCCTCGCGGACGCGCTGGCAGCCAAAGAAAGCCTCCCGGCAGAGGAGCGGGCGCTGGCCTCGCTTGAGGAGGAGTACGCAAAGGGCCGTCAGATTGACGCAGACGCGCTCTCTCTGGCGCAAAGGGCCTATGACGATAAGAAACACGTCCCGGAGGAAATCGCCTCTCTGCGGGCCTCTCTGCGGCTCCTTGAGGCCGCCGAAAAGGAATACCACAGCCTTGAGACGCAGAGGAGCGAACTGGCGCTGATGGAGGAGCGGGCCGCAGAGCTGGAAAAGGCCGTGGCCGACGCAGAGGCCACCGCCGAAAAGGGCCGGGCGGAGCTGGCCGGGATTGAGCAGCAGCTCCAAAGCGTCGCGGCGGCCAGCGCGGACTACAACCGCCTGCAAGCCGAAATCGCCGTGGCCCGGCAGTGGACAGACAAAGAGCGGCAGCTCCCTGTGGCGCGGGAGAAAAAGGCGGCAGCAGCGCAGCGCCTCCTTGAGCTGGACGCAGAGGTCGAGGACATCGACCGGGAGATCGCTGAGGCGCGGGAGGAGTTGGCAGAGGAACAGGGCAAAACCGTCGGCAGAGAGGAGCTGCAAGCGCAGGTAGACGCGGCAGAGGCAGAAATCAAGGCCATGCAGGACGCGGCACGGCAGGCGGATTTCCAAATCGGCGGGCTACAGGAAAAGCAGGAGCGGGTGCGGCTCGCGCTCAAACAGGCGGCGGAATGCCAAGAGCAGTTGAACGCGCTGGGGGTACAGGCCGCCGGGTACGAGGAGCTGAAAAAGGCATTTTCGCAGGACGGCATACCCCACAACATCATTCGCAGCATTATCCCGGTATTCGAGGCGACGGCGACCAACATCCTCGTTCAGATGTCGCAGGGACACATGAGCGTGGAGTTCGTGACGGAAAAGGTTCTGAAATCCAACAGCAAGAAAGAGGTCACGACCCTCGACATCATCATCAACGACAGCGACACCGGGCGGCTCCCATACATGAGCCGGAGCGGAGGCGAGCGCGTCAAAGCGGCCCTCTCGGTCATTCTGGCCCTCTCGGAGATCAAGAGCAGCAAGGCTGGGGTGCAGTTGGGATTTCTCTTTATAGACGAACCCCCATTTCTTGATAGTCCGGGAGTGCAAGCATACTGCGACGCGCTTGAGGCAATACAGCGGCGATACGATGGCCTCAAGGTCATGGCGATCACCCACGACCCGGCCATGAAGTCGCGGTTCCCCCAGAGCGTTGACGTAGTGAAAACGCCGGAGGGCAGCAAGGTTATTTACGAGTAAAAACAGGGCAATCCGGGGCTTTATGCCCCGGAAAAGCCCGGAAATGGAGGTGTAGCTGTTGGGACGACCGAGGAAACAGACGGTAGACTATTTCCCCCATTTCGTCAGCACGGACAGCCGGACAAAATTTATCCTTGAGCAAAGCTGGGGGAACGACGGGTATGCCTTTTGGTTCAAGCTCCTCGAATTGCTGGGCCGGAGCGAGGGCCACTATTACGACTGCAACGCGCTGGCGAATGAAAAGTACCTTGCGGCCCTGATGAAACTTGAGCAGGCCACCATTGACGAGATACTGGCAACGCTGGCGGACCTCGGAAACATCGACAAAGAGCTTTGGGAGGAGCGCAAGGTAATCTGGTGCCAGAGCCTCGTGGACAACCTACAGGACGTTTATTCCAAGAGGACAGTATCGGCCCCCACAAGGCCATTCACAGAGCCATCGGAGGCGGAAAGGCCCCCGGCCCCGCCGGAACCGCCCACCCCTCCCCCGCCTCCGGCGGACGGCGCAGAGGAGCCGCCAAAAAGGAAACGGGGCAGGCCCAAAAAGCCGGAGGTGCCGAAAGTTAAGTACGCCGAATTTGTCACCATGACGGAGGAGGAGTATGAAAAGCTCGTGGCGGAATTGGGAGAGGAAAAGGCAAAGAGGGCCATAGAAATCCTCGACAACTACAAGGGCCAGAGCGGAAAAACCTACAAGAGCGACTACCGGGCCATTCTAAACTGGACGATAGAGCGCGTCAATGAAGAATTTGAAAAGAGAGGAGGCGGCAGTCATGGCGGAGCTTACGCGGATAGGGGACATTCTGGGCCAGCAGGCCCCGGAGACTTCAAGCCGTCGGGAGGCTTTAAGGGATAGCGGCGGCTTTGTAACGCCGCAGCAGGCAAAGGAGATGGGGCTACGATTTCGACACCAGCCCCCGGAGCCGTGGACGTGCGAATACTGCGGGAAAGAGTTGCAGCCGCTTGGTGTTCCCATCTTTGGAGAGGTGTTTATCTGGCGGCCAGACCCCCCGCGTTGTGACTGCGAGCAGGCGCAGGCACATTGGCGGGAGTACGACAGGCAGGAGGCGGAGCGCAAGGCCGCCGAGGAGGAGGAAAAGCGCCGGGCGGCCATGCAAAGGAAAATCCAGCGCCTCCTCGGCCAGAGCGGTATCAAACGACGCTTTCAGCAGCGGACATTCCCGAACTTCCGCACCGACACGCCGGGGCGGGCAAAAAACTACAGGATTGCCAAAGAGTATGCGGACAATTTCGCGCTCCACCGGGCCAGAGGCGACGGCCTCTACATAGAGGGGACGAACGGCACAGGCAAGACACACCTCGCGGCGGCCATAGCCTTGCAGCTTATCAACGAGGGCATTCCCGTGATATGCAAGACCTCAAGCGACCTGCTCCTCGACATCAAGAAGTCTTTCGACGGCGAGGGAGCGCGGGAGAGCGAGGTGCTGGACATCTACAAGCGGGTTGACCTGCTTATCATCGACGACCTCGGCAAGGAGCAGTGCAGCGATTGGAGCATGAGTACGCTCTACTCCATTCTCAACGACCGCTACGAGGACATGAAACCGACCATCGTCACCACCAATTACAACGCGGACAACCTCGCCCGTGCGCTCACCCCAAGAGGCTTTGACGACACCAAAATCGTGGCGATCATCAGCCGCCTCCGGGAGACAAGCACGGTTATGACGATGGCATGGGCCGACATCAGAGGCAGAGAGGAGACGCAGGAATGATTTCCGATAGAGAGCGGGAAAGCCGCGACTACTTATTCAAGCTCATGCAGGAAAACCCGGAGCTGCCTGTTATACCGTTCGTGGACGGAGAAATCGTCGCCGGAGACGATTTTGGGACATGGATGGGGAGCTGGGGCGTCTCCTGCACGGACGAATACCTCATTCCCCCGCAGGACTACGAACCCGTAATCTTCAAGAGCGACGACGACGTATTTGACACCTTGGAGAAAGTTCTCCCCGGAGAGGAGTTTGACGCGCTGCCGGAGAGCGAGGAGGAGTGCCGGAAGATTTACGACGCGCTCCCGTGGACAAAGGCCATCATCGTCAACATCGGCCTGCCGGATTAAGGGGGCGACCATGAACAAGCAGCAGGACAGCGGGGTATTCACCATACCAGCCCGGCGCTGCAAGCGTTGCGGCGGCCTCCTTACCAGCGAACAGGCCATCAAGGACGGCTACGGGAGCTGCTGCCTGCGGAAAATGCGGCAGGAGGCACGGGCAAAGGAGGAGGCAAAAAATCAGTGCAGCCTATTCGACAGAGAGGAGGAACAGGAGTGAACGAGCGGTACAGGGAGGTTTGCGAAAACCGGGATTGGAGCGTCACGGTATTCGACGACGGCACCGTGGAGCTTGAGAAATATTCCCCCGCCGGGGAGGACTTCATCGTTGCCGTTGACGCGGAGAACTTCGTGGAGAATGTCAAAAAATACGCGGCAGACTTCGACCCGGACGAACACATCGAAATGTGGGTTATGGCCCGGCATAACGGGGCAAAAGGTGTACCCTCTATCCGTGAGCTGGTACACGACGCGGAGGACATCGACAAAATGCTGCAAGAACTGGCGGCGGCCTTGCAGGAGGCGGAGGACAGCGCAGCATGAGATACGAGAGACTTTCACAGGCGGAGAAAGCCCGCCACCCCTCTATCCACTACACCGGGAGCGTCCGGGGAATGAAGAAACAGGGCTTTTGGGGCAAGCACGACATCTGCGTGAGGTGCGGCCAGTACATCTACAACCTCTCAATGGTAATCGGCTGGCCGTGGCGACAGTGAAAGGAGGGAACAGGAACGGCAGCGAACGTAAAGCGCGGCGACATCTTCTATGTTGTCGGCGGAATGGCGACGGGCAGCGAGCAGAACGCAGACCGCCCGGCGGTCATAGTCAGCAACGACTTGGGGAACAGACACGCCCCTATCGTCGAGTTGGTCTACCTCACCACCAGAAAGAAAGCGAGCCTCCCCACACACGTCTATATCGGCTCGGCAGAAAAGCCGTCAATCGCCCTCTGCGAGCAGATCGTCACGGTATGCAAGAGCAGGCTCCAACGGCACATCGGGAGCGTCACGGCGGAGGAAATGCACAACATCGAAAAGGCCCTCACAAAGAGCCTCGGAATACACAGGACAGGAGGAAACGATATGCAGATAACATTGGCGACCCCGTTCGGGGAAATGAAATTCGATATGCCGCCGGAGCGGGCGACAGACCTCATACAGAGGGCTTTCCAGTATGCCGCCGGGCAGGAGACGGCAGCGCCCAAAGTGGCGCAGGAGGCCCCTCCCGTAGCGCAGGAGCCGCCCAAAGCGCCGCAGGCTAAAGGGAGGCCGCAGAGCCGTGTGGAGCGTATGTTCGGGGATTTCAAGGCCAGCAAAACGGTAGAGCCGAAAAAGCCGGAGCCGCAGCGAGAGCCGGAGGCCTACAAGGGCTTTCTGATTATCAGGTGCGAGCAGTGCGGGGAAATCAGAGCGTTTTGTGCCAAGACCCCCATCACCCGGAATACCTGCAAATGCGGCCACACGACGGAGCTGCACGACCTCAAGCCGCTCCACCTCAAGTGCAAATGCGGCAGCACGTTCAACTACAGGACGAACGTCACGGACGGCACATTCGAGTGGCCGTGCCTGAACTGCGGCAGCCCGGTAGACTTGACGCTGAACAGGCGCGGGGACACCTACGTCACCATTTCGGACTAAGGAGGCAGCTATGGAGCTGAGAAAGATTTGCGAGGATACCAGCGACATGGGTATGTGGGAGCTGGCCCACAACTTCGTATTCATCAAGGACAAAGAGGCGTGGTACAGGGATTTCGAGCGGGAAATCTCTGCCCTCAACCTCATGCGGGAGATCATCGGCAAGCACGGCGACCCGGAGCGCATTTCCGGGCTGAGCGACCAAGAGTTGAACGACACCCTCATGGACGACCTGCAATACGGCACGGACGACCTCGACGGCGTTTTTGCGACGCTCTACATGGCCCTCTGGGGAATGGCGGAGGTGCGCGGTTGGCTGAAACAGCATGAGGAGAGCGGCCTCCCAGCCATCAAGCGCCCGGAGGTGCTGCAAGAGGCCGTCGCCGCCTACGGCACCCATGCGCAGGTGGATATGGCAATCGAGGAAATGAGCGAGCTGACAAAGGCCCTCTGTAAAGAACGGCGCTGCGGGTTTGGGCAAGGCTCACGGGCGCAGGCCCACGCCAACATCATCGAGGAGATCGCGGACGTGATTATCATGCTGGCCCAGCTCCTTATCATTTTCGATAAGGACAGGGAAATCCAGAAAGAAACCGACTACAAGCTGGACAGGCTCGCGGAGCGGCTGGCGGCCACGCCGAAAGAGGCCGGAACGGACGCGGCGCAGGGAGCATTGCAGCCTGCGACTTGAGGAGGACGGCCATGTATAAAAACTCGGAGGGCTACCCAGACCCGACAGCGGGGACGGCTTACAACAATATGCAGAGGGAGCAGCGCCAGCAGCAGGAGGCGGAACGCCTCGCGGTGATAGGCAGGCTTATCCCGGTTCTGAAACAGACGGCGGAACTGGCCGGATTTGAGGTTGTAGGCCGGATTACATTGAGAGACAAAGACACAGGAAAAGAATACAAATAACAGGAGGAAAAGGCAATGGCACAGGTGAAAATCAAGGTTGGGGCAATCGAGTTTATGGTCAATGGCGGCGCGGAGGTTATCGCACAGGAGAGGGCGGCATTTACCGACTACCTCAAGCACAAAATTGGAGAGGACATTCTGGCCGCCCAGCGGTGGCGACGTGAAATGCGGACGCAGCAGCGCCCGGAGCCGGACGGCACCATGAACGCCCGGCGCGTTCTCCCCTGCAAAGTCACCCCGGAGACGCTGAGAGCGGCCATCAAGGAGGGCCGCTTGGACGGGGTTATCAAGCCTTTCGATGAAATCGACATTCCGCTCGACACGGGTGGAACCGTTACGGCGGTTTGTGGCTACAGCGACAGTTGCGCGGCCCGGTTTGTGTTCAAAGACTGCTGGGACGAGGCTGTGATGAACGACGAGGCCACCAACAAGGGCGGCTATTTCAAAAGCAAAGGCCGGGCGCACGTCCTCGTGGACATTCTGCCCCATATCGCGCAGGAGTGGCGGGCCATCTTCAAGCCGCGCCAGATGGCGGAAATCATCGACGGCGAAACGGTGGAGTACGCAGACCTCCTCTGGCTCCCCTCTGCCACCGATATGTTCGGCCCCTCGGAGGAGGGCTACTGGAAAGACATCGACGACAGTTTCCAGCTCGAAATCTTCAAGCGGGAGCGCGACCGGGTGAAAGAGTGCGGGGACAATGGGACGTATCCCTACTGGCTCCGCTCCGTCAATGCGACGAGCACGAGCATTTTCAGGCTCGTCGGTACCGGCGGCAGCCGCAGCTACAGCCACGCCAACTTCTCGGATGGGTTCGCGCCGGGCTTTGACATCTAATCGAAAATCGAGAAAATCCCCGGAGCGAAAGCTCCGGGGAGAAAGGAGGGGAAAGAGTGGAAAAGCGGGTGATAGACGTAGCTTGCGGCAGCAAAATGTTCTGGTTTGACAAAGACAACCCGGACGTGGAATTTTGCGACAAGCGGGCGATAGAACGCCAGGAGTATTATCCGGGGCGATACATCGAGATTTCGCCAGACACGGTATGCGACTTTACCGCGCTCCCGTTCCCGGACGGCGCTTACAAATTAGCCGTCTTTGACCCGCCGCACCTCAAGCGGGCAGGAGAAAGCTCGTGGACTGCTATGAAATATGGCGTACTCAAGGGAGACTGGAAAGAAATGCTCCGAAAGGGGTTTGAGGAGTGCTTTCGAGTTCTGGACGACGACGGGGTACTGATTTTCAAGTGGTCGGAGATACAGGTGCCTTTGCGGGAGATACTTCCCCTCTCCCCCTATCCGCCCCTATTCGGAAACAGGAGTGGGAAGAACAACAGCACACATTGGCTCTGCTTTATGAAACCGCAGAGCAGAAAGGAGCCATGACAATGCAGAAAAGCAACATCGAATGGTGCGACAGCACATGGAACCCGGTCACGGGTTGCAAGCATGGGTGCGAGTATTGCTACGCCCGGCGGATTGCCGCCCGGTTTGGAGGCTACGACAGCAGCGACGGGAGCGTCACGACGCACAACCCGCTCCCCCGCGCCGAACTTCACCAGCCCCTCACCATCACACGGCAGAACGGGAAAACGGTCAACTCCCCGTTCCCCTTTGGCTTTGAGCCGACACTCCACCGCTATAGGCTGGACGAACCGCAGCACCGCCGGGAGCCGCAGACCATTTTCGTGTGCAGTATGGCCGACCTTTTCGGCCCGTGGGTGCCGACCCGATGGATAGTGGAGGTGCTGGACGCTTGCGAGGCGGCCCCGCAGCACCGATATATGTTCCTCACCAAGAACCCACAGAGGTATGCCCAGCTTGACAGGCTGGCCCTCCTCCCCCGCCGGAACAATTTCTGGTATGGCAGCACGATCACCAGCAAGAGCAGCCAGAGATTTAACGGGACAATCAGCCTCAACACGTTTTTGAGCATAGAACCCCTGCACGAATACTTGGACGTGGGCCTCGGCAGTTTCGGCGGCGACCGCCTTATCATCATCGGGGCGGAGACGGGGAACCGGGCCGGGAAGATCACCCCGGAGAAAGCGTGGGTGGACAATATCTGCGAGGCGGCAGACCTCACCAGCGCGTCGGTCTTTATGAAAGACAGCCTCAAGCCCATCGTCGGCAAGGTGAATATGCGTCGGGAGCTGCCGTGGGAGAAAGGGGCGCAGCAGGTATGACGCTCAAGGAGATTATCGACGGGCTGAACGAGCTTATTTTAGACCGGGAGAGTTTCATCGAGAAAGACGACCCGGACAGCATTTTCGTTCACGACGCAGAGGTCTTGCGGGAGGCGGTCAAAATCCTGCAAGCGGTAGAGAGCAAGGAAAAGGAGCAGATCATGAGCAAAGACGAGTTCCGGCAGTGGATTTACGATAACTACAACGTCCCCGGCGACAACTGCACACTGGCCCCGGCCATGCTGGACGGCATACTTGACTATGCGGAGGGCATGGAGCCGGAGGAGCAGTACAGTTTCCTCTGCACTATGTTCCCCAGCTTGCCGGAGAGCATTCTCCGCCGGGTGGAATACTGAGGAGGTTGCCATGACAATTAAGAATTTCAAGGTCGGCCAGACCGTTTTCGTTATGGGGGACGGTTGCACCCGGAGAGACAAATACGGCACGACGGAAGCAGAGGTTGTGAAAGTTGGAAGGAAGTATGTCACCATCAGCGGGAATTGGGGCAGTCAGTTCAAAGAGACTTCCTTGAGCAGGCCCTACCTCGTCGAACACACAGAGTACGGAGCGCCCCGGCTTTTGTTTCCATCGAGCAAGGCGGTTTGCGAATACCTCGAACGAGAGGAGCTGAAAATATTGTTGCGAATGGCAATGAGCCGGGAGAATATCGACCGCTACACCCTCGAACAACTCCAAGCAGTAAAGAAGATTTTGGAGGGAGACGACCATGAGTAAAAAGAAAAACTGTAGGCGCACCCCGGCGGAGCAGGCCATTCACGAGGAGGCTGTGCGGCTGCGGAGAATGACGGACAGGCAGCTCGTCGAGCAGTTCCACCGGGCGGCAGAGCCGGAAATGGCCGCCAGCGTCCCCAGCGTGGCGCAGGCTGGCGCGGAGGCGGCTGGCCCTATCGGGAACACCTCGGCGGTACAGGCGCTCCTCACGGCTCTTGCAGAGGGCAAATGCAAGGGCATTAAGAGCGGCATTGCCTACAAGGTGGCCCAGCTCGCCGCAGAAATGGGGCTGGCATGACGAACAGGGAGCAGCACCTCAAGGCGGTTATGACAGGCAGGCGGAGCCGGGCGGCGGGCGGCGCGTGGGAGGAGCTACTTGAGGCCTCCTGCCGCCACTACCGCCTCAAGGGGGCGGCGGAGATCACCAAGACCCCGGAGCCGATGAAACCCATCGGCCCGAAGAACGCCAAAGGGCAATTCCTCGCCTGCTACACCAAGCAGGCCCAGCCGGACTACAAGGGGACGCTGGCCGGGGGCCGGGCCGTCGTATTCGAGGCAAAGCACACGGACAGCAACAGGCTACAGCGCAGCGTCGTAAGCGAGGAGCAGGAAAAGCAGCTCGACCGCCATATGGCGCTGGGCGCGGACTGCTTTGTGATGGTGTCGTTTGGATTTCGGCAGTTTTTCAAAATCCCGTGGCAGGTTTTCCGGGATATGAAAGACCATTACGGCAGGAAATACATCACCCTAGAGGACGTGCAGGAGTACAAGGTCAGGTACATAGGCGGCACTCTCCATTTCTTGTAGAGGAGAGGAGGGCGGCGGTGTGGGCATAGTTGTGGCGATAGTGCTATCCACGGCCATTGCGGTAGCGATAGCAATACCGTGGGTGAACGCTATCGACAAGATGAAAAACGACCCGGAGTGGCGGGAGCACGAGGACGACACAGACTATTGGGACTGGCCTTGAGGCAGGGCGGGAGGCAACTCCCATACCAAGCAACAAAGGAGGGAGTTATCTCTATGAACGAAAGCGAGCTGGACATACAGGCATTGATTGAGGCGGCGGTCGCGGCGGCGCATGAGGCCGGGATAAGGGGCATGGACGAGAAGATACAGGCCGCCATAAACCTCGCCCTGCCCATAGGAATAAAAATAGGGGCGGAGGTTGGCAGCAAAATCGGAGCGGAAACCGGGGCCGCAGCAGCGGTGAAAGCGGCGGAGCGGGAGCGCAAGAAAATCCGGCAGCAGCAGTATGACTGGAAATACCACAACACCAAACTCCTCCTACGGAATTACAGGCGGCTCAACGCCTACTACGAGAACGCCGTGTTCAGCACAGAGGCCGCAGAGGAGGCGGACGAGGATTTCGGGGACATCATGCGGAGCATGGGCCGGGTGGCAGACGAGGAGATCATCGTCGAGAGCATTCAGAAAAGCTACGCCACCACCAAAATCATAATGACCCATGTGAACAAAATGCTGGACTGCTACAAAATCATGTGCGAGCGGTCGAGCAGGCCAGACGACGCAAGGCACTGGCGCGTGTTGGAGGGGCTTTACCTCGCAGACAGCTATACCACGGCGGAGGCAATCGCCCAGAGAGAACATATCGACAAACGCACGGTATACAAGGACATAGACGTATGTGTGGCGGATTTGACGGCCCTGTTTTTTGGGGTAGGCGGCATTGAAAACCCGTGACACAGGCAAAGGCACAAACCGGGCATTTACAGGACACTATGAAATGTGCTATACTGTAACCTGTAAAATCACGGAGCGAAAACGCCGCCTAATGGGAATTTCCATCGGGCGGCGATTTTTTACGGGGATTTCCGACGCGGAAAGGGACAGAAAGGAGAGGAAATATGGAAATACGGACGCTAAAGGCGGCGCAACTGAGGGCGGCCCCCTACAATCCCCGGCGGGACTTGCAGCCGGAGGACGCGGAGTACCAGAAACTCCGCCGGAGCATTGAGACGTTCGGCTACATCGAACCTATCATCTGGAACGAGCGCACCGGGAACGTCGTGGGCGGCCACCAGCGGCTCAAGGTGCTGCTGGAAAAGGGCGCGGAGGACATCGAGGCCGTCGTCGTAGACCTCGACGAAAAGGACGAGAAAATCCTCAACGTCCTGCTGAACAAGGTTAAGGGCCGCTGGGACATCGGCAAGCTGGCAGACCTTTTGCAGCAGCTCGACGAGGCCGGGGAGATGGAGGTAACGGGGTTTGAGGATTGGGAGCTGCAAAGCCTCCTCATGCAGTACGACCACATCAAAGACCTGATGGAGGAGGACTTCTCCGGCTACAGCGACAGCAAAGAGCGCGACACATTCACCATGACATTCAGCCTCCCGGCGGGAGCGCGGGAGACGGTGGAGCAGTATATCCAGCAGACAGAGAACGCAAAGACGGAGCTGGCGACGGCGATTATCAACCGGGTAAAGGGGGTTATTTGAGTGGAGATCGTGCGGAAGAAAATCGCGGACATGGACAGGGCCGCATACAACCCCCGGATAGACCTTATCCCCGGCGACACAGAGTACGAGAACCTGCGCCGGAGCATTCTCACCTACGGCATGATTATCCCGGTGGTCTGGAACAAGCAGACCAACAGGGTAGTCGGCGGCCACCAGAGGCTCACCGTCCTCGAAAACGAGGGGGAGGCAGAGGCGGACGTGTCGGTGGTAGACCTCGACGAGACGCAGGAGCGGCAGCTCAACGTGGCCCTCAACAAAATCGAGGGCGGCTGGGACGAGGAAAAGCTGGGCCTGCTGCTGGCGGAGCTGGGCGACGACGCGCCGCTCACGGGCTTTACGCAGGCGGAGATAGACAGCCTCACCAACGACATCGACAGCCTTATCGACGGCGACACCGTGGACGAGGAGCTGCGGGCCATCGAGGAGCTATTCAACGTCAGCCTCAAATTCGACAAGGCAGACCAAGAGGAGCTGAAAGCCTACGTCAAGGACTACGGCAAAGAGGCCCTTGTCGAGGTAATCATGCAGAAAGTAAAGGGGGAAATCTAAATGGGGTGCAAATGCGGCTCGCAGGTCATTCTCTGCAACCTCCCCGTGCGCTTTGACACCTACAAGGGGTGCAGCCACGGGTGCAAATACTGTTTCGCCCAGAAGAAACAGAACATTGCCAAGATACAGCGGGACGAGAGCGTCGAGGCCCTGCGCTCGTTCATCGAGGGCAAGCGGGGCCGGGAGACGGCGTGGTGCGACTGGAATATCCCCATTCACTGGGGCGGCATGAGCGACCCGTTCCAGCCCATCGAGAAGAATATCCGGGCCAGCTACGAGTGCTTAAAGCTGCTGGCGGAGACGCGCTACCCATTCGTCGTCAGCACAAAGGGCAGGCTCGTCGTAGACCCGGAATACCTCGACCTGCTGGAAAAGAGCAACTGCGTCGTGCAGATCAGCATGGTATGCAGCAAGTACGACCCGCTGGAACCGGGGACACCGCCCTACGAGGAGCGGCTGAAAATGGTGGAAACCCTCGCCCACAGAGTGCAGAGGGTAATCGTACGGGTACAGCCCTATATGCCGGAGGTTTTCAGAGACGTTATGGCGAATATCCCCCGGCTGGCGGCGGCAGGCGTTTACGGCGTAGTGGTCGAGGGCATGAAATTCTACAAGGGGAAAAAGGGCATGGTGAAAATCGGCGGCGACCATTGCTACCCATTGAGCGTCCTGCGGCCACACTTCGAGGCCATCAGGGCGGAGTGCCACAGGCACGGGCTGAAATTCTACGCCGGGGAGAACCGCCTGCGGCCAATGGGCGACAGCATGACGTGCTGCGGGATAGACGGGCTTGAGGGCTTTAAGGGGAACGACTACAACCTCTGTATGCTCGTGAACGGCAAAAGCCCGGAGCCGACAGAGCTGATGAAACAGGTGGGGACGGGCGGCTGTTTCCAGAGCCTCAATCAGGTAGCGGGTATCAACAAGAAAATCAACGGCCAGTCTTTCTACGGCCTCATGCAGGAGGAGCTTGCAGGCAAGACCGAATACTACAAGCGCCTTTTCGGGGCAGAGGAATGAACGCCCACGACCTGACCCCCGTGCAGGAGATCGCCGGAATGCGCTTTAAGCGGGACGACCTATATGCCCCGTTCGGGGCCGGAGGAGTGAACGGCGGGAAACTGCGCCAGTGTATGCTACTGGTGGAGGCGGCACTGCGGCGGAGACCAGAGGCCACGGGGATAATCACCTACTGCTCTATCCACTCCCCGCAAGGGCCGATAACGGCAGCAGCAGCCCGGCACTATCGGCTACCCTGCATTGTGGCATACGGGGGGGCCAGCGACTACGCAATCGCCACAGGCGCTATGCCCCGGCTCGCCATGAGCTACGGGGCCAGAGTGGAAGTGATAGCCAAAAGCGGCAGGCACAACGTCCTCAAGGCAAAGGCGGAGGCGCTGGCGGCCCGGAGCGGAATGTTCCTCGTCCAGTACGGGATAAACCTCGACGACTACGGGGAGGTGCTTTTGAGTGCCGTATCGGAACAGGTGCAGAATATCCCGGACGACCTCGACGACCTTTATATCACCTGCGGGAGCGGGATAACCGCCAGCGGCGTGATTATCGGTGTGGAAAAATATGGGAAGAAAGTGAAGAACATTCACCTCATATCCACGGCGTTCGACCGCAGGGAAAAGGTGCGGGCGACTATCCAGCGATACGGCGCAGGCCGGGAGTTCATTTACCACGACCTTTTCCATACGCCGGGCTTTGTCTACGAAAAGCAGCAGAAAATGCGTATAGGAGGGCTAAAGCTCCACCCGCAGTATGAGGCAAAGACCATGAAATACCTGTTGGAGCAGGGTCTCAACACAGACAATGCTCTCTTTTGGATTGTTGGGGCGGAGCCGCGAGAACGATAAAAAGGAGAGGAGGATATGCCAAAGACTGACAAGCCGTGGGAGCGTCAAAAGGGCGAGAGCGCACAAGCGTATGAGGCTTTTTCTACCTATCTCAGCATGGGCGCGGAGCGGAGTACAAGAGCGGTTGCGCAAAAGTTGGGCAAGAGTGCGTCGCTTATTCAGCGTTGGAGCCGGGACAAAGGATGGCAGGAGCGCGTCAGGGCCTACGAAAACGACCTTGAGCGGGAGGCCCGGAAAAAGGTTGTGGCCGACCGCAAAGCCATGACAGAGCGCCATATCGGGATAGCCATGCAGCTCCAAAAGAAAGCTCTTGAGGCCCTATCGAGCCTGTCAGTCGAGGACATGACCCCCAAAGACATCAAGGAGTATATCAAGATGGCGACCGACCTTGAACGGCTCAACAGGACGCTTGAGGAGGAGGCCGAAAAGGGCGCGGGCGGCGGCCCGGCCCAGTTTGCGAACGCGATCATATCCGTATTCCAAAAGAGGGAGGGCGACGGCGGTGAGTGATTTAGAGCGGGCTATTCTGTTTTACAACAGCCACCCCGTCGAATTTGTGCAGGACGTTATCGGGGCCACGCCAGACCCGGAGCAGGCAAAGATACTCCGTAGCTTGGAGGCAAACACCATGACAAGCGTGAGGAGCGGCCACGGCGTAGGGAAAAGCACGGTGGAGGCGTGGGCGGTTATCTGGTTTATGCTGACGCGCCCATTCCCCAAGATACCCTGCACGGCCCCGACGCAGCACCAGCTATTTGACATTCTATGGGCAGAGGTCAGCAAGTGGATAAGGCACAACTCGGCCCTATCGAATGAGCTTATCTGGACAAAGGAAAAGGTCTATATGCGGGGCTACCCAGAGGAGTGGTTTGCAGTAGCGCGGACGGCCAGCAAGCCGGACGCGCTACAGGGCTTTCACGCAGAACACGTCCTATACATCATCGACGAGGCCAGCGGCGTAGAGGACAACATATTCGAGCCTGTACTCGGCTCGCTCTCTACGCCGGGGGCGCGGCTCCTGATGTGCGGGAACCCGACGCAGCTTTCCGGCTTTTTCTACGACAGCCATAACAAAAACAGGGCCAGCTACTCGACGTTCCACATCGACGGCAGGAACAGCAGCCGGGTATCGCAGGACTTCGTAGACACTATCGCCCGAATGTACGGGGAGGACAGCGACGTGTTCCGAGTGCGTGTCGCTGGGGAGTTCCCGCTCCAAGAGGACGATATTTTTATACCTCTTTCGCTCGTCGAAAACTCCATTATGACAGAGTTTTCTCCCCGGAAAAACCCGCTTATGGTGCATATCGGGTGCGACGTGGCCCGATTTGGAGACGACAAGACGGTGATAGGCTACAAGGTGGACGAAAAGGTCACGTTCTACCGCAAGCGGCAGGGGCAGGACACCATGAAAACGGCGGACGACATTATCCTGCTTGGGGAGGAGCTGGCGCAGAGGTACAAGCTCACGACCCCCATTCCCGTCAAGGTGGACGACGGCGGCGTGGGCGGCGGCGTAGTAGACCGCCTCCGGCAGGTCAAGCGAGGCGACCCGGAGCGTTTCTGGTGGCTTGAGATTTACCCCGTGAAGTTCGGCCAGAGGATAAAACACAAATACTACCACGACAGCACTACCTACATGATGTCCGTGGTGAAGAACCTTTTACAGCCCTACGACGAGGAGGGCAACAGAAAGCCCGTGGAGCTGATACTCCCGGACGACGACGACCTCGTGGCCCAGCTTTCCGGGCGAAAGTACGGGCTGACAGAGGCCAGCAAAATCAAGATTGAGAGCAAGGACGCGGTGAAGAAAAGAGGGCAGCCCTCCCCGGACGAGGCGGACTGTGTGCTGCTGCTTTGCTTGCCAGTCAAGCCACCGAAAAAGAGAGGGGTGAAAAAGAGTGGCTAATTCCAAAAGAGGGATACGGGCGCGGATTATCAAATGGCAGCAGGCCCCCGTCGAGAAAGCGGACACCTCCCAGCAGGTTACAGAGCAGGAGGTCTACGCGGCGGCGGACTGGATTTCACCGCCAAGCGACCTGCGGGGCCTGCGCAATCTGGTAAAGCACAGCACCATTCTCCCCCAATGTATCAGGGCCTACAAGAACAATATCGCAGGGTTTGGGATAGGCATACGGTATATCGAGGACGCGGAGGAAACGCCGGAGATGGCGGCGGAGTTCAGCCGGGCGCAGGAGATCATTGAGCTGCTGAACATCGAGCAGGACACCAAAGAGGTATTTGAGGACATCATCGAGGCGCGGGAAACCTACGGCATTGCCTACCTTGAGGTCATTCGCAATGTGGCCGGAGAGGTGGTGCAAATCGAGTTCGTCAAGGAAACGCCCACGATACTCAAGACCCGCCCGCTCGACCCGTATATCTCCACGGTATACTACCATCACGGCCAGCAGACAGAGCGCAAGAAACGCTACTGCAAGTACAGGCAGGACATCGGCGGCAAGACCGTCTTTTTCAAGGAGTTTGGCGACCCGCGCATTATGGACAGGCGGGACGGCGAATACCTCAAGGAGGGCGAAAGTCTCGACCTCGAATATCAAGCGAACGAAATTATGGAGTTCGCCATCGGGACGGAGCCATACGGGGAGGTGCGCTGGATAGGCCAGATACTCGGCGTAGACGGGAGCCGGAGGGCGGAAACCCTCAACAACAACTATTTCACCAACGGCAGGCATACGCCACTGATGATTATGATTGAGGGCGGCACCCTCACTGACGAGAGCTTTGAAAAGCTACAGCAGTATATCAACGACATCAAGGGAGAGGCCGGACAACACGCTTTTCTCCTCTTGGAGACAGAGGCGAGCGACGGGCGGACGGACTTCGACCAACAGGAAAAGCCGAAAATCACCGTCAAAGACCTCGCCAGCGTACTCCAAAAGGACGAGCTTTTCCAAGGCTACCTCGACAACAACCGCCGGAAAGTGCAGTCGGCTTTCCAGCTCCCAGACCTTTATGTGGCCTATACTACCGACTTTAACCGGGCGACGGCGCAGACCGCGCAGGAGGTCACAGAGGAGCAGGTATTCCAGCCGGAGCGCCGGAGCCTCGCATGGGCCATCAACAACCGCCTGCTGAACGGCTACCAATTCCAGCACGTCGAGGCTTATTTCCTTGAGCCGGACATCACCAACCCGGACGACCTCTACAAGCTGCTTACAGTAGCGAACAACGCCGGAGGTGTGACCCCGAATTTTGCCAAGCGTATCATCTACGAGGCGTTCGGGGAGCAGGCGGAGGACTACCCAGAGGAATGGGGCGACACTCCCCTATCCTACAGCAAATCGCAGGGTGGCGGAGCCGCGCAGGGGTTTGACATCGGCCAGCTCACGATGGGCCTGCAACAGCAGATAGAAAAGGCCGCCAGCAGCCACGACGACGCGGTGGTAGCTGTGATGAAAGAGGTAAAGCGGCTGCTGATGAAGATGGACAAGGGGGGCTGACGATGTGCATGGAGTGCGCCCCCCTTATTAAGGCCATCGACGCATATATCCAAAAGGCAGACGACGGCCTCGCGGACGCGCTGGGCGCGGAGGGCTACATCAAGCCCAAAAAGACGCTCAAATACGCGCAGGACATCGAGGACAGTGTTGAGGAGGCCCTGTTGGAGGAGACAGACTATATCCTTGCGGAGGCGGAAAAGGCCGTTGACCTCGAAACCTTTTCGGCGGACATCTGGCCGGGGGTGAAACTGAATGACGCAGCTAAGAGCAAGCTCGCCACGGTTTTCACGGAGAGGCTGAGCGAATTTCTCCCGGAGTACATCGGCTACTATATCGCCCAGACAGACCGAGGCCTCAAGCTGACGCAGGTATCAAAGCGGACGCTGGCATGGGTAAAGAGTTGGAGCAAAGACCTCGGAGAGATCATGCAGCTCAACAGTCACAAGGAAATTGAGCGCATACTCGAAAAGGGCCTTGCAGAGGGGCAGGGCATGGCGGAGTTCACCCGCGCTATCCTCGACAGTGGCATACGGGACGAATACTATAAGGCCCGGCGCGTCGCCGTCACAGAGGTTTTACGGGCGCACAGCGTCGCGCAGCAGGAGGCATATATGCAGTCTCCGGCGGTCAGCGAGAAGATGTGGAAACACACGGGGGAATACAGGAACGAGCCGCGCCAAAATCATGTGGATATGGACGGCCAGCGCGTCCCGGTTGAGGAGCCGTATGAGCTTATCGGCGCGGACGGCGGCACCTATGAACCGATGTACCCCCGCGACCCGCTCCTCCCCCCGGAGGAAAGCATAAACTGCCACTGCATTTCCCAGCCCGTCGTCAGCGAGGAAACCCTCGGCCTCCCGTTGGAGGAGCGCCAGCGGCTACAGCAGGAGGCAATCGACGCTATGGACGACGAATGGGAGAAAGAGCTGGACGCACAGAACAAGGCGAAAGCGGGGATTGACGAGGAATAGCCGCTCTGCCTCCCTTCGTGGCGCAGGAGCGCCGCAGAGGACACGGGTAGAGAAATTACACCCCCAGACAAATAACGGCCATTTCGGGCCGTTCAGAGGCGTTTTCGTGGCGACACGGAAACAGGACACGGTAAAGAGCAGCGGCGACGCTGCTTTTTATATTTCCCAAGAGCCACCGAAAGGAGGTGAAAGGCCATGAGCAGGAGTTTGAGGAAAGCATACGAAATCACGGACGCGAAAATCCAATTCGTCTCACTCGTCGATAAGGCCGCAAACAAGCGGCAGTTCCTCATAAAGAAAGAGGACGGCGGCAAAGCGACGTTCACCACCTACGGCAGGATTATCAAGGCGGACGCAGACAGCCACTACGTCACCGGGATTGTCTATGAGCCGATGGAGGAGGACAGCCACGGCAATTTTATGACGGAGGAGGAGATTACAAAGGCGGCCTACTGGTACGCCAAGAACGGCGACCAAGTAGACCTGCAACACAGCTTTGAGCCGCTGGACGGGGCGACGGTTGTGGAAACGTGGATTGCCAAAGCCGATTTCGACATCGACGGAGAGGCAGTCCGCAAGGGAACGTGGCTTATGACGATGGAGGTCACAGACGAAAGCGTGTGGGCTGGAATTGAAAAGGGCGAGATCACGGGCTTTAGTATGGGCGGCCTCGGAAACTACAGCGAGGAGGACGTGCAGTTGGAGAGCGTAAGCAAGCAGGAAACCAGTGAGAAAAAGGGGCTGCTGAAACAGTTGGCGGCGGCGCTGGGGCTGAATGTGGTGGAGAAAGGAGCCGTAGCGGAACTTTTTGCGGAGCGCAGCAAAGGCAACCTTTTCTGGGAGGCGTTCTATTCCCTCCAAGACACCCTACAGCACTACGACCCGTACACGGGCTGCTGGCAGTATGAGGCGGACGAGGGCAAGGTGCGCGAGTGCCTTGAGGACTTCAACGCCATCATCACCGACATTCTCACGGGCAAGGAGAGTATCACCAAAGCCATTCACACCGACCAGCCGGAGCAGATCGCAAAGGCCGGAAAGAAAATGAGCGGCAAGAACAAGGAAACGCTCTTGAATATCTACGAGAGTTTGGGAGCGTTTGTCAAGGAGTTCGACGACCCGGAGCCGGAGGACGACGACCCGGACAAGAAAAAGAAGTCCGAGGAGCCGGAGGGCGGCGGCGGGGAGGGCGAACCCGAAACCGACAAAGACAAGGATAAGGAGGACAAAGAAGTGACGAAACAGGACGTAGAGCAGATCGTCGCCTCTGCCATCGAAAAGGCAATGGGCGGCAGCGCACAGCAGACCACAGGCCAGCAGGAACCCCCGCAGGCGGCCCAGAGTGGCGCAGGAGCGGTGGAAAAGGCTGGGGGTAAGGAGAATACCGCCCCCGCCGAAATCACGCCGGAGGCCGTCGAGAAGATGGTCGGAGAGGCCATTGCCAAGGCGCTCACCCCGCAGGAGGAACACGTCACCGCAGAGCGGGTGCAGGAGATGATTACCGCAGCCGTGGCAAAGGCGGTTGACCCGGTGCTGAAAAGCCGGGGCCTGCCCAGCAACCTCGGCGGCACCGTGGAGAAATCTGCGGGCGAGGAGCATTACCTGCACGGTATTCTTTAATTTACGAGGAGGAAAGAGACTATGCCTAACAATCAGGACATTATCCGCAAGGCGGCCACCATCGAAACGACCTCCCTTGCCTCTGGGCTGCTGAACCCGGAGCAGGCGAAGAAATTCATTCAGCAGACCTTTGAGGCCACCACCCTCGGCGGCCTCGTGCGGCACGAAATGCGTACCGCAAAGACGGGCGAGGTCGATAAGATTGGCATTGCTCGCCGCATTGTCCGCAAAAAGACGGAGAACACCGACGACGGCTACCGCGCAGGCGTGGAAACCAGCCAGATTGAGTACGCCACCACCGCCGTCCGGCTGCCCTGGGAGATCACCGAGGAGACGCTGCGGGAGAACATCGAGGGCCAGAACTTCGAGACTATCGTCACCAACCTTATGACGACCCAGCTCGGCATTGACCTTGAGGACTTGTACCTCAACGGCGACGAGGCCACGGAAAGCACTGACCCGGACTATGATTTCTTGAAGATCAATGACGGCTGGATTAAGCAGATTTCCAACAGCGGTCACGTCTACGACGCGAGCAGCGCCACGGGAATGAGCCTCGACCTTTTCTACAAGACGCTGGCCCAGCTCCCCAACAAGTACAACAACGGCAAGCTCCGCTGGCTGATGTCCCCGCACCGGGCGCAGGAGTGGGAGCTGTTTCTGCTCAATCAGGTGATTGGCAAGGGCGGCGCGGTGCCGGAGAGCATTTACAACTCCCCCGCCCGCATTCCCACGGTGGAATGCCCCGCCCTCGACGACGGGACTATCCTGCTGACCGACCCCAAAAACCTCATTGTCGTCAACACCTACTCCGTGAAAATCCGCAAGACCACCGAGGGCGAAAAGGCCATTATGATGGATAAGCGTTTCTACGTCACCCATCTGGACTATGACCCCATCGTCGAGGAGCTGGACGCGACGGCCATCATCAAGGGCCTCAAGTAAGGAGGAGCGACTATGTATCACATCAGACTTTGCAAGGGCCTCTCCTACTGCGGCGTGGTAAGCGCCACCCGGAAAGAGCCGGACGTGTTCGTGGAGGACAAGGCTACCGCTGACGTGGCGGTAGCCTCCGGCTATTTCCGGCTCATGGACGGCGGAGAGGAAAGCGCAGGCGGCGGCCAGACACTCACGGGCAACCTCGACCGGGGGCAGCTTGAGGAGATGAAAGTGGACGACCTCAAGCGCCTCGCAGAGGACATGGGCATTGAGACAAAGGGCCTCAAAAAGGCGCAGCTCGTTGAGGCTATCGCTGGCGAGGAGGTCGAGGTGGACGCAGAGGGCGACGCTGGGGACGGCGGAGCCGGGGCCAGCACTGGCACCAGCGAGAGCGACAACAGCTCCGAGGGCGAGGCTGACTACGGCGAGGAGGACTAACCGGGGAGGTGCGGTATGGCGGATAGACCGTGGGTAACGCCAGAGGAAGTCCGGGAATACTCGGAGCTGCCAGCGGTGCAGCAGCGCAGCGACACGCGGCTCATAGTGGACATTGCGAGGGCGGAGCAGTATGTTATCACATACACGCACAACTCTTTCAAGGACGCGGAGGAGCTGCCGCAGGTGGTGAAAACGGCGGTTTTGATACTGGCGGAGGCCTACGGCCACAACGCCGCTATCGCAGCGCGGGAGGTCAAGTCGGAGACGTTCGACGACTACAGCTACACCGCAGAGGCCAGCCAAATCAGCATTGACGGGTTAGACCTCGCGGCGCTGCTGGACGACTATGTTATCGCGGAACCCCGCAAGGGGGTTACACTGCGAATGAGAAAGCTATAGGGGGTGGAGGCATGAGCTTAGAGAGGCTACTCAACCATACCTGCGACATCTACCACGCGCAGGAGAGCGCGGCCAGCCCCGGCTACGGCCTCCCCGCCTCCCCTACTTTCAGCTACCCAGAGGAGCCGGACATCGGCGGGCAGAGCTGCCATTTCGGAGTGAAGTCGGCCAGCGTCACTGTCACGCAGACGGCCCCGGCGAACCTCATGGACGCGAAAATCAAACTCACCCTCCCTATCGGGACAGACGTGCGGCTGAATGACAAAATCGTAGACTGCGGGACAAAGCTGGAATACACGGCGGAGCAGCCCGTCAACGTGCGGGGCCACCACCTTTTCGTCTACATCAAGAAAATCGGAGAGGAGCGGCACCTGTAATGGCTACGGTGGAGTTTGACATGGCGGAGTACCGGGAGTTTTTCGAGAGGCTGGAAAGGGCCGCGAAAGGCGATTTTCGTCAGGAAATGGAGCTGTATCTTGAGGCAGTAGGTTTTGACTTCTTGAGAGTAGTCCAAGACGAAATCGTGCGGCGGAAAGTGCTGGACAGCAGGCTTTTACTCGCCAGCTTTGAGAAAGGGAACGACGCGAACGTATGGGAGCTGACCGACGGGGGCCTCACGCTGGAAGTGGGGACAAACTTGAGCTACGCGGGGTATGTGAACGACGGACATTGGACGAACACCAAAGGGGTAGCGCGGCGCTGGGTGCCGGGGTATTGGGAGGGCGACCGCTTTATTTATGACCCCGGAGCCGAAACCGGAATGCTGCTGAAACAGCATTGGGTGGAGGGCAAGCACTACTTCGAGAGCGCACTGCGCATTTTCGAGAAGATTTTCCAAGCAAGCGCAGAGGCAAAGCTCCAAGAATGGATTGACAAATACTTTGGCGGATAAGGGGGTGGGAAATTGCTTGAGCAGGAGATGGCGAGCATAATCAAATACGTTCTCGACCGCGCCGGAGGGCCGTCCCCGTACTACTGGAACGTCCCCCGGCACTTTTCCATTCCAGCGGCCTACTTCCCTACGCCAGAGCTGGACACAGGGGGCGAGACATTCCTCACCTACTGGACGGACTTTGTATGGTATATCAAGCTATTCCACAGGACGGGGCAGGGCGCGTACTCCGCCGGGAGCGCAGTCTTGCAGGCGATACGGGCGGGGCGGAACCTCATACCGCTCATAGCACAGGACGGCAGCGAAATCGAGGGCGAATGGGTGCGGGTGAATGACCCAAAGCTGAAAGTGCTGGACGACGGGGCCGCGCAGCTTACCATGAGCTGGCGGAGCCGGAGGCCGTACAACGACACCACAGAGGCCGTAGACAGGGCGCAGGCGTTCAGCCTCGACGTGTTTATGAAGTCGGGTAAGACGATCTCGGACACATACGCGGAGGCGCTGGAACAGTACGCAATCCCCACACAGGAACCCGGCGGGCAGCCGGAGTAAAGGAGGACACGATATGACGAGCAAGACCAAAGGCGCAGAGGCCCCGGCCAAAGCCGGAGCTGCGCCGAAATTCACGCTGGAAAAGCTGCGGCTGAACTGCCGGAGGCTTTTCGGCGTTTCTACCAGCACCTTTGATGGAGCGACCTACGGCCTGACGGAGAAGTATACCGTCGAGGAAATGCGGGCGCACATCGAGGCATGGAAAAAGAAAGGGGTGAAGTAAGATGGCCGGAGGAAGATTTGACAAGCTGGTCGGCAAGGTACGACCGGGGACGTATATCAACTTCGAGAGCGGCAGGGAAACCGACATTCTCAGCGCAGGGACGCGAGGCACGGTCATTGTCCCGTTACCCAAAGCGGCCTATGGCCCGGCAAAGCAGTTTATCCGGCTGACGAACGCCAGCCCGGACGCGGAGGCGGCCACGCTGGGGTACAGCATTTACGACAGCGACCCCAACCGCCAGATGTTGCTTATCCGGGAGGCTTTCAAGCGGGCCACCACCGTCTACGTCTATATCCTCACGGAGGGCAAAAAGGCGCAGGCGGAGATCACCATGAGCGTCCCGGCGGAGAGCGAGGAGGCGGGGGCTACCACCAACACCCTCACCGCCGCAGCAAAGCACGGCGGCAGCCGGGGCAACGCCTTTACCGTCACGCTGGACGCGAACCCGCTGGGCGGCTATGATGTGCTTATCCACCTCGACGGCGGAAAGGTCACAGAGTACGAGGGGCTGAACACGGTGGAGGAGCTGATTGCACAGGGCAACCCCTACATCACGTTCAGCGGCGCAGGCAAGCTCGGAGAGGCCGCCGGGACGAACCTCACAGGTGGCGAGGACGAGGAGGCCACCAACACGGACATTACGGACTTCATCGACGCATGGGAAAAGGTGAAGTTCCATACGGTCTGTTTCCCGTTCAACGGGGAGGAGGCCCAGAACGTCAAGCAGGCGGCGCTCACCAAAATCAGGTATATGCGCGACAGCATGGGCAAAGGGGTACAGGTCGTCATGCCGGACGCAGGCGGTATGGACTACGAGGGGGTTATCAATGTCACCAACAGCGTCTCCCTCGACGGCGACAACCTCTCTCATGCGGAGGTTTGCGCTTGGGTAGCCGGAGCGACAGCCGGGGCCACCAACACCGAAAGCCTCACCTACAAGCAGTACGCCGGGGCCACCGCCGTCGTAGACCCCAAGAGCAACGAGGAGGCTATCGCGGCCATCAATGCGGGCGAGTTTTTCTTCTCCGTCAACGAGGACAGGGAGATCGTCGTGGAGTACGACATCAACAGCCTCACCACGTTCGCAGACAAGAAAGACAAGAGCTACCGCAAAAACCGGGTTATCCGGGTGTACGACACGTTCCAAGAGGCCGTGCAGCTCAACTTCCCGCCCAACAAGTTCAACAACAACGCGAGGGGCTGGGACATCATGGAGGGGATTGGCAAGACCATTCTCCGCCAGTTCGAGGACGCGGAGGCCATTACGAACGTGTCCTATGATGAGGATTTCCTCGTAGACCGGGAGAGCAGCGTAGACGACGAAACCTACTTCAACGTAGGCTTGCAGGCCGTGGACAGCGCCGAAAAGCTGTACTTTACCATCACTACGAGATAAGGGAGGAGGACTGAGCAATGGAATACAATCACGCGCCGATTTCGCTCCGCGAGGGCCACGTCTATCTGGACGGGGTAGAGATTGCGGACAGCATTAAGTGCGAAATCAAAATGACCCCGGACGTTTGGACGGGGCGGCAGCTCGGAGAGCTGACCCCCAGCAGCCGTTGGCTGGGCTACTCTATCACTGGCACCATCACCCGGCGGCGCTCCTCCAAGTGGCTTGAGGAGAAAATCAAGGAGTACCAGCAGAGCCACGAAACCCCGGAAATGACTATCCAAGGGGTTATGGAGGACAAGAACAGCGACTTCTACAAGCAGTACGGCTCCAACACTGTGACGTGCGTGGGCTGCGTCCTCACCGGGGACTTGCCGCTCACCATGCTCGACAGCGGGGGCGACGTGGTGGAGGACGCGATCTCGTTCAACGCCAAAGACATTCTGTAAGCAGCAGGACAGGGCGGCCCTCTCCGGGCGGAGGGGGCCGTTACTTAATTTTTGAAAGGGAGTATATATCATGGCAGACAACAAGAAGAACCTCAAGTATTTCATGCGGAGCATGGAGCCGGAAGTCGTGACCGCGCCGGGGCTGGACAGCATTCGGGACGAGAACGGCGAAATTATCCCGTTCGAGATCAAGGTGCTTTCGCAGGAGGAGATCAACAAGATCAATGAGGCCTACCGCAAGCGGAGCATGGCGACGGACAAAAAGGGCAACCCCCTTATCGCTATGGGCGAGGTGGTGTGGAAAACCGAAAAGGACAGCGCCAGAGCGTCCCGGCACCTTATCGTGGAGGCGCTGCAATTCCCGAACCTCAAAGACCCGGAGCTGATGGCGCATTTCAAGTGCGTGGACGTGACGGATATGCCGCTCAAGGTCTTTTTCCGGGCGGACGAGTACCAGCACGTCTCCAAAATCGTCATGCAGGCCCTCGGCCTCGCAAGCCCGGTGAACGACGACGAGGAGCTTGAGGCGGCAAAAAACTCGTAACCTCCAAAGGCACCGACGGATATTGGGCGCACGTCCTATGGCAGAGGCACGACCTCCGCATGGAGGACTTTTACCAAATGCCGAGGGAGATACAGCTCCTCTATATTGCGTCGGAGCTTGAGGAGGACGAAAGGCCCGTGAGACACGACACGCTCCGGGCGAAGTCATAAGTGCAGGATTTCCACCAGAAATGACGCTTTTCGAGACAAAATCCCGAAAACTGTTGACAAACAGGGGGGGGGGGGTAAAATAGAGTTTAAGCATTTGGAGGTGCTGCAATGCAGGAAAAATGGCGGCCAGTCGTCGGGTACGAGGGCCTTTATGAGGTCAGCAATCTCGGCAGGGTGCGGCGCATACGGATTGTGGAACCGACAAAGAAGAAGCATGGGTATATGCAGATTTCCCTTGTCGGAAAAGACGGGGTAAGGCGGTCACACCGCCTGCATAGGATTGTAGCGACTGCCTTTATCCCAAACCCGGAGGGAAAGCCGCAGGTGAACCATCGGGACGAAAACCCGGAAAACAACCGGGTCAAAAATCTCGAATGGGCCACCGCAGAGGAGAACACCAACTACGGCAGCAGGACAGCGAGAGCGGCGGCAAAGAACGGCAGCAGAACGCCCATCATACAGATAGACCCCCGGACAGGGAAAGTCGTGGCGGAGTACCCCGGCCAGAGCGCAGCAGCAAGGGCGACAGGAATAGCGGCCTCTTGTATCAACGCTTGCCTGCGGGGAAAGCAGAAACGCGCCGGGGGCTATTTCTGGGAATACAAGTATAAGAAAATCGTTCTCTGACGAGCGGAGGGCTGCGTGATGTATGAGTATGTGAGCGACGTTTTACAGGCCATGATGATAGACCCGAAAGACGTGATACTCATACGTCATGCGCCCGGAAACAAGCGTTTCCAAGCGGCGCAAGAGGCCGGATTTATCAAGGAATACACCGCCATGCAGAAAGCGGGATTTTCCAAAGGCCGGGACTATCTCATGGTATTCATCGGAGAGGACACGACGCTGGCCCGATTTTTTGCGCTTTATAGCATAGGCAGCATTTTCCCCTCTCGCGCAGGCCATGTCCCCGCAGGCTATCCAAACAAGAGCGAGGAGGCCGCAGAGGGAGAGTACATGGAGCTGCGTGAGGAACCGTTACCGCCGGGCCTGCATGGGTTTTTAGCCGATTGGGGCAAAGGGACGAGGTGCTGGGCGCAGAGAGCGGAGCGGGAAAAGCCCATCATTGAGATAACGCCATAAGCCATTACACTAACCACAAGCAGGAGGAATGCAGAAATGGGAGACGCAATTATTGCAGCCGTAATTATTGCCGTGTTCTGCGGCGGGCTTTTGTTCATCAGCTATCGCGGGTACAAAAAGGCCAAAGCAAACAAGCGGGCGACAACTGCCATCGAGAAAAGGCTGGGAGCCACCATGAGCGCAACGCTCAAGCACATCAGCGGCCTCCCCATTGCGAAAGACCTCCCCGTGGAGATGTACTACGGCCCGGACAAAATCACATTCAAAAAGGGCGGGCAGGAGATCGCCGTGGCGAGGGAAAAGGTTACGGCGATTGACCTTGTGACAGGCGAGGGCAGCGCACGAAAAGCAATGGCGGGCGCAGCCACGGGGAAATATGTCTTAGGTGGAGCGGCAGGCGCAACAGTCGGCGCTCTCGCGGCCATCAGTCCCCGGCTCGTTATCTCATACACCAGCGAGGGGAAAAGCAAGAGCATTACGCTCGACACAGCCGCAAGCGGCACTTTCGCTTCAAAGGTGGTAAAGGACTTCCAGCAGACCCACACTCAAAAGCGCAGCACGATTGAGCTTTGAGGGTGGGAAAACTGAATACGACAGGTTTGGGCCTCGCAGCTTTTGCGAGGCCCTTTTCATATCTAACCGACGGCAAGAGGGGGTGGAGAGATGCCGGACTTAACCGCGAAATTCAGCGCAGAGGATAAAATTAGCGACAGAATAGAAAGTATTGCGCAAGCCGGAATGTCGATGGTCGAGCAGTTCGAGCGGGCCGGAGACGTAGCAAGTGCGGCGTTCGACGGAATGGAGGGCAGCGCGTCCTCGGTTGTGTCGAGCGTAGACGGCGTGGCAACCTCGATTGCGGACATAGCACAGCAGACAGACCATTGGACGGAGGCCGTCGGCAACTATGACAAAGGAATGTTGGAGGCCCTTTATACTACGGAGGAGCTTGTTGAGCAGGGCTACAAGACGGCAGACGCACTACAGGAACAGGGGCAGATGTTTGAGGTCTGCGAGCGGGCGGCCAGCGAGCTTGCCAAGAGCATGGAGGCCACGGCGGAAATCCAGAGCGACTTGAGCGCGGCAATGGACGAGGCGGCAACTACTGCGGCAGAGCTTGCAAAAAATGAGGACGTTTCGGCAGAGGCAAAGGCGGCCCTTGCAAAGGCAAGTGTTGACGCAGCAGAGGCTATGAGCAATCTTTCTGTGGCACAGGAGGAGGCCGCAGCCGCAATGGAGGCATACGACAGTGTAATCGCCTCCGGCACCACAGACCTCGACACGCTGGAAAGCGCGGCAGAGCGGGCCGGACACGCTGCGGAGGCCCTTTCAGAGGCCAACAGCAAGGCCAGCAGTGCGACAGAGGAATTGTCCAAGGCGACCGAACAAGCCGCGCAGGAGGCCGAGGAGGGCGGTAAAAAGAGCGTCAACGCAGTAGAGAGCGTTGCGACGGCGCTGGCGGCGGCAGGCATTACCGCAAAGCTGAAAGAGATTGCAGAGGGTGTATATGAACTGGTGGACGCATTCTCGGAGGCAGAAAGCACCGTAGTAAAGGCGACCGGGGCCAGCGGAGCGGCCCTGGACGGGCTTACAAAGAGCATGATGGACGCATACGCCGCAAGCAAATCTGGCAGCCTTGACGACACGGCAGGAGCCATCGGAGAAATCAACACCCGCATGGCTCTTACCGGGGAGGAGCTGACCGACGTTACGGGAAAGTTCCTCGACTATGCGAACATCACGGGAACGAACGTCGTTGGCTCGGTGCAGAACGTCACCAAGATTATGAACAAGTGGGGTGTGGAGGGCAGCAATGTAGAGAGCGTCCTCGACAAGCTGGCCTACGCTGGACAAATCTCTGGTATCTCCGTAGACACCTTGAGCAGCAACCTCATTACAGGCGCGGCCTCTTTCCAAGAGATGGGGCTATCGCTGGATAATGCAATTTCCCTGTTGGCACAGCTCGAACTATACGGAATGACCGGGACGACGGCCATCACCGCTATGCGTACCGCCGTCAAAAACTTCTCGGACGATGGTCTGGACGCAGGGACGGCGCTACAGTCGGTAATCAGTGAGATCGCGAACATGGAGAGCACGGCAGACGCGACCGCCCTCGCGGTGGAGACGTTCGGCAGCAGGGCAGGCGTGGATATGGCGAACGCCATCCGCAGCGGGGCGATCAGCGTAGACACGCTGACAGGCTCCCTTGAGGTCGCCAGCGGAACGCTCTCAAGTACAGCAGCCACGGCGCAGACCCTCGACCAAAAGTGGACGCAGGCAAGCAACAACATCAGCACTGCCTTTACCAGCGCGATACAGCCCTCCCTCGACGGGATTTCAAGTGGACTGGCCGGAATGGTAAACGGAATAGGGACATTCCTAAACGAACACCCAGCCGTCACAAAGGCCATTACCGCTATCGGGGTAGGAATTGGCGTGGTGGTGGCTGGGTTTGCGCTCTACACCGCAGGGACAGCAATAGCAACGGCAGCAACGGCCCTATTCGGCACCACCCTATCTGTAGCTATCTGGCCCATTACGGCCATAGCAGCAGCGATTGCAGCGGTTACGGCGGCAGTTCTTTTCCTCGTAGACGCTTTCCAAGAGGATATGGGGGCGACGGAGGGCATGACCGCCGTCACCCGGCAGCAGTATTACGAGCTGCAAGACCTCAACGCAGAGTATGAGGAGGCCTGCGAGAAGTACGGGGAAACCTCGGAGGAGGCGCTGCGGCTCAAGTATCAGGTGGACGACCTTTCAGCGGCGTTCGAGGCCAACAGGCAGACCGTAGAGGAGTTCACCGCAGAGGTGGACGCGCTGTGCGAGAGCGTGGGGCAAGTTTCCGAGGCATTCGACAGCTCTATGACAGAAATTCGGGCGCAGGAAGTCGGGGCGCTGGCCCTAATCCGGAAATACGAGGATTTGTCCTCGCAGGCGAACCTCACCGCAGCGCAGGAAAAGCAGCTTGAGGCAGTCAACCAGCAGCTCGCCCAGAGCTACCCAGAGCTGGCGGCACTGGTAGACAACGCCACCCTCAGTACAGACGACTATGTGGCGGCCATGAAACATGCCTGCGAGCAGGAGGCAGAGGCGGCCAGACAGCAGCAGGCACGGGAAAGCTACGTCGAGGCATTGCAAAAGCAGGCGGAGCTTGAGGCGGAAATCGCAAAGGCCACGGAAAACGTGCGGCTCGAACAAGAGCGCATGGATAATATGAGTGATTGGGATCACTTTTGGACGGGCGGCGAATGGGACGACCTCAACGCCTACAAGGACGCGCTGGAACAGCTACAGGCGGCAGAGGCGGAAAACAACGCGCTTATCGCTGAAATCGAACAGGGGTGGGCCGATGTTGCGGAGGCAGAGGCGGAGGCGGCAGAGGCCCCGGCCACCTACCAAGAGGCCGTAGCAACCGCCTACGACGGCGTGAGGGAAAAGGTAGAGGAACTGTGTGCAGCCTACGACGAGGCGTATCAAGCGGCCCTTGAGAGCTTTGAGGGGCAGTTTGGACTATTCGACGAGGCACAGGCGGACATGGAGGCCACCGTCGCAAATGCGCAGGCGGCGCTCGACAGTCAGCTCGCGTATTGGGACAACTACCTCGCCAACGTGGAAGTGCTGAAAAATACCTCGGCAGAGGATTTGGGCATTACACAGGAAAATTACGAGGCACTGATGGCCTACGCGCAGGACGGCAGCGAACAGGCCGCAGGGCTGGCGGCCAGCATGGCGCAGGCCATTCAGAGCGGCGACACAGAGGCCGTCGCGGCCCTTGCCAACACGGTCGGAGAGGTCAGCGCCCGGCAGCAGGAAGTGGCTGCAATGACGGCGGATTGGGTGACGGATTTTACCGCCCAGATGGACGCTATCGAGCAGGAGATGCAGGCCACCGTCCAAGACATGAACCTCAGCGACGAGGCGGCGGCCAGCGCCACGGCGACCATCAGCGCCTACGCAAACCAAATCCGGGCCGGAAAGACCAACGCAGTCGCGGCGGCGCAGGAAGTAGCCAATGCGGTAACGGCGGCGCTTTCCAGCGCAAATACGACGGTCAATGTGCGGGTCAATTCCAGCGGCACCGTCCCCGGCCACGCGAACGGCACCACCAACGCCGAGAGCACTTTTGTGGCTGGCGAGGAGGGGCCGGAGCTTATCATGCGGACGGTGGACGCATATGCCAACGGCACCACAAACAGCACGGGCGCATTTATCGCAGGCGACAACGGCCCGGAGCTTATCGTTGGGCAGCAGGGCAGCACGGTATTCCCGACAGAGGAAACCGACAGGCTGATTGCGGCGCTCAACGACAAGCGGCAGCCGCTACAGGTTTTTGCCGGGGGCGACACTGGCAGCAGCGGCAGGAAAACCGCAGAGGAGCAGGTGCGGCGCATTCTGCTTGAAGTCGCGGGCAGCGGGGCCATTGATGTCACGGGCGGCAGCAAAGCGGACAAGGAAAGCATTCTGGAAATCCTGCAAGACAACCTCAAGCCCGTGCTGATGAAGATTATCCAGAGCGAAATCTACGAGGAGGGAGAGCTGGCGTATGACTTCTAAATACCAAATGTGGCTGACGTTCAACGCGGAAAAGGAGAAGATACAGCTCCCCGTCCTCCCGCCCTCTTTCCAGACCAAAAACGGCGGCAGCAACAGCAGCGTAGACATCGTAGGGCTGGGCGAGATCATCATCATGCAGAGCCGCCCAGCCCTGCAATTTTCCTTTTCGAGCTTTTTCCCGGCCACCAGATTTCCGGGGGTGCAGGTAAGCAGCCTCACAAAGCCGCTTACACTGGTGGAGAAAATCAACACATGGAAAGCGAGCAGGAAACCCGTACACTTCATTGCGACGGCCTGCGGGGTAGACCTATACGTCGCCATTGAGGATTTCAACTATAGTGAGGAGGGCGGCGACCCCGGAACGTACCAGTACAGTATCACGCTGAAAGAGTACAGGGAGATCGCCGTGCGGCAGGTCAAGGTGGATATACCGAGCGCCACGGCCAGTGTACAGAAAGAGGAGCCACGGGTGGACAACACTGTGCAGCCAAAGACCTACACGGTCAAAGGCGGAGATTGCCTATGGAATATTGCAAGGAAATTCTACGGAGACGGCTCGCAGTACAAGAAAATCTATGAGGCAAACAAGGCGGTAATCGACGCGCACCGGGGCGGCCCGAACATGATATGGGCCGGAGATGTGCTGAAAATACCATAGAGCGGAGGCGAGAGAGATGGCGGAGGGGATAAGCCTGATTATCCTAAAGGGAGAGCAGGGGTACGATGTTTCCCAGCTCGTGGAGAAAGTCAAGTGGAGGGGCCGGAAAGGCTCCTCCGCCCGGACGCTGGCGGTGACGCTGATTGACGACGACGGGTACAAACACGCCCGGAGCGAAATCGACGTGGAGCAGGGACATCAGTGCATTTTCAGCTA